GGTGAAGTCGCCGTACAGGTTTGAGAAAAAGCCGTTGCCGATCTTGGGGCCAATGATGGCCGCGCCCTTGACTACTGTGTCGGCATGCTCGCCACCAGGCTTGAGGTCTTTGCTAATCGCGCTGATTTCGCCCACGGTGAAATTGGTCTGCATGAACTGGCGCAGGTTCTTGATGCCCCACGCCTGGACCAATTCATTGAACAGGGCAAGCGAATCATTGATCGCGCCCTGGGCCTGGCCACCTTTGATGTTGGTGGGCATGACCTTGTTTTCTTTGTAGTAGCTGTACGCCTTTTCGGCAAGTTCAAAGTTCTTGTCGACTTTCAAGCCGTTGGATGTGACAGCCAGCGCCCAGGTAAATGCAAAGCGTGCGTCTTCGTTGGTTGCAATCTCTGGGTGGACCAGGGCCATGACAGCCAGCGCCTGGCGAGTCTTCTCGTCGTACCAGCCAATGGCGTTGGGGTTTTGCTCGAGCGCAAACAGTGCGTCCTTGACGCCGACGCGCACCAGGTAATCAGTGGTCTGTGGCGAAGGCACGGAAACATCGACACTGGCATCTGCCGCCGCTTGTTGCACTGCGGTTTGAATGGCCAACTTGAGGTCGCGGCCTTTATTCCACACCTGGCTCTTGGCCACCTCAAGGGCGTTCTTAAGTTCGGCCTGGTCTTCGACAGTCTCAGGAATGTCTGCCTGGGCCTCGATCGCGGCCACATCATCAGCCTCGGCGTCCTCTTCAGCATTGATTGCGTCGGAGTCGGTCAGGGATGTGGTTTGTTGTTCAAGACCCTGCTGGCGAAATTGCTCCTCAGTCAAAACCTTGCGAGCAACAATTCCTCGTCCGACATCCAATTCCTGTTCGTACTTCACTGGGTTGGATACGGGGTACAAATACTTGACGCCACCGGGCTTGATGTCAAAGGTGCTACCGGCAGGCACAAGATGCTGATCTCGCATCTCATTGAACTGCTGTTCGTTGACAACGATTGGCTCGCCAATATCAACTTCGCCGATGGCTTTTGCTTGGCCTTCTCCAGTCCTGACAATGGCAATTCGTTGGCCAACATAGGGGCGCAGTGAATCGCTGTCTCTTGTCTCGTACTGTTTTCTGCCGCTCACTATTTCATCGGCGTACCGGACTCCGCCTTCTGCGTCATTTCGGACATTGACGCCCATGCCTTGATTGAACAGGGCCATACCTTCTGGCTGGCCTTCTGCTCGCTCGACGCGGTACATGTAGCGGTTGTAAAACTCGGTCGGCATGATCTTGAGTGCCGCTGATTGGGTAACCACAAAGTCACGCACAAGTTGTGCATTGATTCGTGCCGCGTTGTCGGTGTATTGCTTGGTTGCTTTGACTTGCTGGTACATCAAGTTCTCGACTTCACGCGCAGACTTTACAAAGTCTTTGTTGGTCATTTCGACTTTGGCGTTGGCCTCCATCTGAGTCTTCATGATCTCAGCTTGGTTGTCGATAAACTCGCGTGCCTCGCGGCGGGTCATCATCTCGCCTTCAATGCGCAAGTCGTCGATCAGCGCTGTGCTGAACTCAGTCGGTGCGATTTTGGTTTGATACTCGGTCACAGGAATAGCAATGTCGCCACCAGTTGCAATGGCAGTATCAAGTTGCTCGCGCACGGATGGCGATACTTCAGCCACACGCTCGGCCAAGCCAGATTGCTTGAGCGTTTCTCCGCTGATGTAAACCGTGGTTACATCAGTCTCTTGCGATACCTGGTCGATCCACTCGCCAAAGGTTTCAGCACTGCGGGCGCGTACCTTGCTGGCGCGTGAAAACTCTTGAACCTTTTCAAATGCTTTGGCACTGCGTTCGGCAGACTCAGCCTGCAACATGGTGCTTTTGTAGTTGCCTGGAACTTCAACCAAAGATGATGGCAATTCTAAAATAGCCTCAAGCAACACTTCTCCAAGTTTCCACTCATTGGTTAAAACTTGCGCTGTTGCTTCACCTGCGGCTCCACCACCAGCCTGCAACAATAACTCGCCAGTAACGCGTGACGCAACGCTTGTGACTGTTGGTTTTGCACCAGACAAAAGTTTTCCAGCAAAGCCTGCCGTTAAAGCATCAAACAAAGCAATAGGAACGCCGCGCTTCAATGCTTTGTCTTTGGCTTCAGCCATCAACTTTTCATCGGTCAACGCTTTATAGACATTGTTTGGATCAGTCATGCTTGTGCCACTAGATGACATGACCTCATCCATAGTCGCCGCATATTCAGTGAAAAAACTTCCGGTGCCAATAGTCAATCCTTGACGAATGCCTTGCTTTGACAAAAACGGGACCAAAGTCGATGCGCCCGTTGGCCCAATACCGCGACTTGCAATTGCCAATGCAATAGTTGGAGATGCAATACCAGCAGACTCAATTGCAATTTCTTTCAATGCCATTGGGTTGCGCAAAACAGCAGATCCAAATTCACCAAAAGTTGTTGCTTCGCTCAACTCCATCATGCCCCGCTGAATGTCAGCAGGGACAGGAAATTTTTCAACATTGCGCTGGTAGTTAGCCAGGCTTACTGCCTGCTGAACTTTGGGATCGTATGTGATACCGTTTGCTTCAGCCGCCGCTTGTTGACGCGAGCGTAGGCCTTTCATCATGGCCGTGTCTTCAAGATTTAATGCAAAGCCCTTTTTGAATCGCGCATAGCCACGCTGGAATGGTTCGGTAATCTCTTCTAAGAATGACCGCTCGATCGGTTTGATCGTGCCGTACTCACGCTCGATGCCAGCCAGGTTGGTAGAGTCGTCGTGTGAAATCTTGGCGTTGTTTGGATTGCTTAACCACTGGCCAAGCAATGGCGAGCGCTTGAGCGTTTCGTCGAACTCATTGAGTTGCACATTGCGGTTGACCTGCGCGTAGTTGCGCTGGACGATGTCGACAGGTACGCCGGACTTGTTTGATAAATTCTTTGCGCGTGCGGCCTCATCCGGATTGGAATCAAGGGCGCCATACAGACTGGTGCGCAATTGCGTACGCTGGCCATCGATTACATTGGCGGCGGCTTCATCAAGTGTTGGTGCTTTTTTTACACCAGCAACTCGTTGGGCGGCGGCGTTGAATTCATCATCAGGTACTAGCATCATGTCGTTGTGTCCTATTACTTCTGCTCAATGCCGTAGGTTTCGTACAGAACCGCATCAATCTGCGCTCTGGTTGGGTTTGATACGCCATTGCGTTTGAGCGCGTCGCTTGCGCGTGCGCGTTGTGCATCAGTAAATTCTGGCTTGAACTTAGCCTCTTCACCACGGGCGCGAGCCTCAAACCGGCGCATGTTTTTATCTGGTAAGAAGAACGATCCGCTCATTACTTCACCTTCTAGCACCAAGCCATCAAGAACTTTTTGACGCTCTGCTTGATTAAGTTTGCCGCCTTTCTGAACTTGTGCCGCAAACAATGCTTTGTTGGCTTCTTGCGTAAACATGCCAGCCTTCTCATCTTTAAGGCCAAGTTGCTTAGTTGTGGCGGTGATTTGCTGTTGCGTTGTCACAGCCTCTGGCGCCTCGTTCTTTGTGCCGATCGTGCGTTGCAGATTGATGAAATGATTGCGGTCACCAGGAGACAGCTTGTCAAAGTATTGACGCAAATCAAATTTTCTTGGATCTGCAAAATCAGGATTTGACATTGCCTCTTGAGTCAACTGGTAATAGACATTTGAGTTGGTCTTAACTTCTGTGCCTTTATTCCGCGCTTCAACATCAGCCCTGGCTGTGCGTTGCAGGCTGGCCAAATCAGCGCCGTCCATGCTGGCTAAAATGCTTGCAGGGATCTTGCTAAAGTTATTTGTTTCTGCATACGAGCGCCATGCTTTGTCTTTGGCTTCGTTCTGTGCGGCTTGAACAATGCCAGTGCGCTCGTTTTCAAAAATCTTTAAGCGTTGTACAACCTGGTCTTCTTCTTTGCCGGATAGATTTTCACGAGCCAGCTTCAGAGCACCAGCAATGTTGTTGCCGCTACTGCTCCAGAATTTTTCTGCCAGGCTTTGTTCTTTGACATCGGCTGTTCCGATCTCAAGCGCTTTCTTTGCGCGGCCAAAAGTCTCCGGCGTCATCTCTTTGCCATAGCGTTGCAAGTAGTCGCGTGCCTGGTCAAGGTTCTGCGCATCGATCTGAGTTTGAACAACCTGGCCATGAATAGCGTTGGTCGCTTTTAAAAGCAACTGCTCACGCTGTGCGCTCTTTGGCTCGTAGCCAAGTTTGTCGGCCAGCTTGTTGGCGCCATCTTTTGCCGCACCGTAGTAAATTGCAAAGTCGCCGTCCGGACTGCGCCAGCCAGCAGAGTAGCGAATCGCGTCATTGACAAATGTGTCAACTTGGGCGCCACTTTCTTTGACATCGTAGTCGCGTTGTTCAACAAGCGAGTGCTTGATGATCGAACTGTTGGCACTGCGCAAGCGCACATTGGCAGAGTTGCGCAACATGATGCGCTGGACATCATTCTGTGCTTTGTCCGCAACATCTTTAAATGCGGCGTCAAGATCAACGCGGGTCTTCATTGCGTTGTCGACAGCGTCTCTACCTTTAAGTGTCAGGTATCTGGTTTCGATTTCGTCAGCCGTAGCCGCAAAGCTGTTGTAGAGTTCTTTGGCCTGTGCATCATCAAGTTCGCCTTGCAAGCGGTCTGCAATTTTGACTACAGTAAGGCCAGCAGACTGAACTGCCTGGCCAACCTTTTGCATTTGCTCGCCAGTGAAATTGCGCATTGGCTCCACGCCAGGAGCCTGGAATGCAGGCATGTTGCCTACGGTGGCGTCTTGGGTCGGTAAATCGTAAATGGGTACTGTTGCCATGGTCGGTCCTTATTCGATGCCCAAACGGCTTGCAATGGCCGCAAGTTTGCGATCTTGGTACCAGGCATTGGCTACAGATCCAGCGCTACCCAGAATGCTTGTGCCAGCCGCCATGAACGGGCTGATGGTTGAAGCAGAGCCTGCCAAGTTGGACGCAGAGACATCCTGCATTGCTGATGCGGTCAAATAGTTCTGGCGCTGTTGTCGAGCGGACTCAGCACTGCGTACGGTGTCTGCGTTAACCGTCAGCATATCGATCTCTTTCATGAGGTCGGTTGTTGCAATTGTCTCAACAGCACTGCCGACGCCCAGGTCTATGCCTCGAGCGGCCATCGATGCACGCTGTGAACTCTTAATCTTGCCAGCACGAAGGCTGATCTGCCCTTGCTTTAAATTACCGGCACGCATGATTTGTTGGGCTGTGAATTCAGCCTGTGCCGCATTTAGTTCAGAAATGTCAGACTGGAAGCGCATCGAGGATGCTTGTGAATCCAGTTGCGCCTTCTGGCTTTGGGCGGCGTAGTAGGAGCCAATCGCACCAGTGACTGCTCCACCAATAGAAAAGATAGAGCCGAACTGGCCCATTGCCTGCGTCCCGGTTCCGGTCAATAAGGTTGCCATTTGTCAAATCTCCTGTTTCGCCTGGGCTTGGAGGACTGTGTTGACCTTACCTCCACAGCACCAGGTTATTGCATGGTTGAACAGTATCCGGGTCACCGGATCTTACGGGTACCTTTACCCACCGATTGCAACCTCAAGGGTCATGCCAACGATGGTCAATGGCAATGGGTCAGACTGTCTGACATACACCTGGCCACTATCAAGCCATGTCGGTGTCAGCATAATCTGGATCTCTTCTGTTTTGAGCGCAGGAGGCGAGCCGTATGGTTCTGTCGTCCGTTGCTTGGCTTCGACCAAGTTTTGTGGGTTTGGACCAATGAAAATACCGGAGGACTGGTACACGCGGAGCCAGGCCTTGTTGACATTCTTGTAGCGTCCTTGGCCCATGCCATTGTCAATGCCCATGGCCAGCGGCAGGCTTTGCAAGTCAGACTGGTATGGCAGGCCAATGTGAATGATGCTCGAAGCCCGGTCGAGCGCAATTGCTCCACTGGTCACAACCTCTTGCGGTTGCACCGATCCATCAGCCAGGATCGAGACGGTCTTGCCCTCAAGCCAGGTCAGACCACTGATCGTATTGCGGGCAAACGAATACAGGGTCGTGGCTGTGTTTCTGAGTGCGGCTGGTAGTAACACATCAACTCGAGCCGTTGCGACCGTTGTGGAGGTCGTGGAGCGGATTGTGAGGCGATACTTGTTGCCAGCCGAGTCGGTCAGCACAATGGCGTCATTGACATCCCCAGTGCCCGGGTAAGTAAAGATGGCTGTCGATGCTGTAATTGTCAGGATATCTGCTGGCCCCCAGGTCGTGCCGCCACTGACTGTGACGGTCGTGGCCGAAGTGTTGGTTCCGTCATAGGTCGCGCCAGAGTCGACAAAGAATGCGCCCTCGATCGATTCAAAGTGACGGCTTGCCATGCGCTCGACATATCGCTTTGTGACTCCGCCAATGGTGCGCTTGACGACAACATACAGCCGATCCTCATTGCCCTCGGCCACCACAGTGCAAGACTCAAATGTGCCATCGGTATCATGCTTGTGCCATGCTCCGACTTGTTGCTCCGGTGTGTAGGTCAAGCCAAGCAACATGCCTGAAGTCGACACAAACCAAACCATCTGGATCGGAGCCTTGGCAAATGCCATGTCGCTGATCTCGTAGTTGTCAAACAGGTTTGCAGAACGGATGGACAAGTCATTGGTGATAAAGCCGCTGGCCTGCCAGTTGTAACCCAGTTCGCGCACATGGCCACCGCGTGCGCCGCAGTAGACCAGGGCGTTGTTGATGATCACCGGTTGAACATTCGATGCACCGATGTACGACTGTGGCCGAACAGAGATTGTGGTTGGCGTAATCTCATCACTGTTTAGCGATGACACGCGCCACTCAGCAGACCCGGTCAACAAAAGCAACTGGGTCAGCGGGACAATGTGGCGAATGGTGTTGGCTTCGCGAGCGGCCACACGGAACTCAATGCGATCGTCGTCACGAATAGGTAGGCCATAACTGAGATTGGACTCAGTGCCTGACTTAGTCATCCAGATTTTTTGTGGCTCGTTGGTGGTGCCAGCAAAACAGCGACGCTGTTCGAAGTACGAGACGGCGCCAGGGTAGTTGCCTGAACTGACAAACTCGTTGTCGTATATGGGTGGAGTAAGCGACAGATCTGGCGCGATGTTGTTGTCAACGATGCTCGTTCCGGTTGTGCTTCCAATGTAACCATACAGACCCCCCAACAGTTTGTAGACGCGATAACGCGATGCGCCAGTCACTGCGGACCAGGCAATCGTGTTGGTTGCGCCAGTAACAAAAATGTTGTTGGTGACTGATGCCACGCTGGATGAGACGGACTCGCCAATCTCATCGGATGTGATGGCAGTCACGACATAACTCATCGTCTCGTATGTGTCTGCGTTGGTTGAGGATGACGCAGGAATGTACCGAGTGGCAGTCACGCCAGTGGGCGCGGCAATCGGCGATCCAAAGTTGATGGTGGTTAGCGTCCAGTTGGTGGCGCCCAATCGTTTGAGTTCACGCGGCGCATAGTTTGGATGCACCAGCGTCATCACATCAGCCGACTGCACATAGTGAATGTCGAACAGATCTGCTTCTGCGTATGGGTTAGCGATCTCGTATGGCACGCCACCAGACAGCAGTGTTCCGCCTTGTGTGTGAAAGCGGATGTAGCCCGGGCTTAACTCGATGACCATGGTTTGAGTGGTCGAGTATGTAAATGGGATGAGCCTGGTGCGCTTGGTACTGTCTTTGACCTCGCGGACAAATGCAAAGCCTGCGCGGTTTTCTGCTGGGCCTTGTGGCGTAGCAATGAAGTTCTTCATCGTTGCCGCGCCGGTCTGGTACTTCACATCATCGATGCGACCAAACATTTCTGGCGACATTTCGCCGCCAGCAAAGGATCGTTGTAGTGTGCGCACATTAGGCATGTTTATCTCCCTGCGATCCAGGACACGATGTGCTCTGGCTTGATCTGGCGCTCATTAGAATCAGCCTCCATTGCTTTGCCAAGGTACAGATTCATCATGGTGATGCATCGCTTGGCTTCTGCCGCGCCCTGGTCACCTTTGATTACTGGTCCTGCAAGCATTGAGGCAAGGTGCCATGACAGGGTATTGGTAAACAATGCAGAATATTTTGTTGGGTCAGTTACGCGTGCGGCGTAGCGTATGACTGCTTGATTTTGATTGGTCAGGACAATCTGCGATCCATCAGATGCAGTCTCGACTGCAAACTTCTGCGGGACATATTGGCCAGCGGCCACAGACGGCGAGTAGTTCGTGTAAAAGTCTGGGTAAGTTTCCGGAGTGAAGTTGGTGCTGTAGTCGTCTCTCGCTTCAGGCGGTAGCACTGCCATGATGTGCATTGCATCACCAGGCATGGCGTACGCGTACTGCCACATTGGCCAAGTGTTTTCAACTTCGGCGCCGTATGCTCGTTTGGTTGCGAAAGCCCAACTGTGCATCTCGAGCAAACTGTCTCGAGCGATGGGAAAGAAGCGTTGGCAGTGTTCTGCCTGCGCAGATCCTTCTGGTGGATCAATGCTTGCGATGGTGGCGTTGTCGCCCAGGTGCGCCAGCGCAAGGTTACAAATGTCGACAACTGATGCCATCATGGCCTCCTAAATGTAAAAAGGGGACCGTGGTTTCCCAGCGGCCCCCCGTGACTTACGGCTTCCAATTAGGAAGGATTACACGGAGCCTTCATCAGCGCCGCGCTTGGCTTTAGGTGCCCACTTCTTTGCAGAAGTTTCTACCTTGGCCTCATTGCCTTCATCATCGATGGGGACCAGCGCAGATCCAGCAGGACCATCATAGTCGATGATCTCGCCTTCATTACGCAGGCCATTGTTGATAAAGCAAGTTGCGATGACGCGGTATTTTGGCATGTGTAATTCTCCTTATTAGACTACGGCAAAGCCAGATGCATAGAACTTCTTGCCATCCTGAATATCCATCACGATGTCAGCAGTTACCTTACCAGCGGTATTGGTACCAGAGACAGTGTAACGAGCGCCAAGATAGCGTTTGCCGAGAGATGCAATTTGCGGGTTCAAACGCACGGCAACATTAGTGCCTAGCGGAAGACTTGCCGTAACGATTGCACCAGAAGCACCGATAACAACCACATTGCTCGAAAGCGCGGCGTTGTGCGAAGTTCATAAAAAGGTCTTCACCTTCACCCATGTCGCGAGCAATAGACAAGTCGACAGTATCGGTCGACACGGCAGTTGTGGTCACGGCTTGGTCAGTAGAGACGCGGAGCGTTTTATCGGTAATCATGATGTGTTCCTTTCAGAGTTAAGTTGATCAATTAAGAAATGGCCGCTTCGGTGTTGAGCAATGAGTCAACACAACGGAGCGGAACGCCAAGGAACGACAGCCAAGAATAAGGCATACCGAATTGGCTCAAGCCTTCGTTGATCTTCAAAACATATTGGCTCTTGTCCAATGCCGCAATTGCCAAACCGGAATGCACAGTGCGGTTCATGTAGAACGCGCCACGGCCCATTGCCATGTTAGGAATACGATACAAAGAACGAGCCATCAATTTAATGATCGCGGTTGCGGCTGAAGCGGCTTGTGTGCCAGTTTGGGCCATTAGGTCAGACACATCGATGTTTGCGATGCGCACAACATAGCGCCAATCTTTAACGACAAGACCATTCTTCCACTGGTAGCGAGTTGCCAAAGCCTGCATGCGAGTGCCGTCACTGTTGTAAACGGTTTGCTCGCCGAGGTCTTCGTGAACCAAGCCAGCCTTCGAACCTTTAGGGAACGGGCAGTACACAGTGTTGTCACCCCACACGACCAAATAGACCGATGTGTTATCAGAACCAGAGCCACCGGCCTTCAGAATGTTCTGACCGTTGGCGGCAGTGCTGTCGCTGTAGCGAGCGGCAAGGCCGAGGAACTGCTTGGGATCAGTACCAGGGTTGCCGTAGAACAAAGTCGTGGCTTGAGTCTGGTTCATTGCTTCCAGGAAAGCCTGGTCTTCAGACAGGCGGAATTGAGCGGTGTTACCGTTCAACATTGCCAAGTCTTTGTCGATTTCAGAACGGGCTTCCAAAATACCGCAAGCCTCGTCAACTTGTGCAGTTGTCGATTTGCTGTTTGGAATACCTTGGTTCAGAGCACGCCAGTAAACAGTTGGCAAGCCAGTACGGATTACGACGCGTTCGCCGGTAGGCAGGTTGCCTTCCTTGAACACGCAGTCTTCCAAGATTTCGTTGCTCTGCGAAAGCAGTTCTGCAACGATGGGAACTCGACCGTCCGGGTCGACGCGTTTGGCCCAATCGGCCAGGGTGAGAGAGGTGTTCGACAAAGTAGCCATGATGGACTCCTATTTAAGATTGCTGATTTGAATAAAGCGCTGATGCTAAATCGTTGAAACCCTTGGGGCCAGACTTCTGACCACCTCGAGTGCCGCCAACAAAGCGATCCTCACTGATTGCTTTGCCTGCCCTGTACATCATGCGGATCATTTCCGGATGATTGCCCAGGCCAGACTCGTTTAACAACTTGCGCAATTCTGGCGTACCAAACGAGTCAAGTGCTTTCTTCGCCACAACCAGGTTATCGTTGAGTTTGTCACCCCCGAATTCCTTGTCGGTGCGAGCAGATTCGGCCCATTCATTACGAGCAGTTTCAAGTGCTTGCATCTGACGCTCCATGATTTTTGGAGCGACTTTGTCCAGCATTTTCTGCGCGGCGTCTTGCGGCAAATTCAATTCCTTGGCGATTTCCGAGAATGATTTAATCACCTCGGGGTCGAACTCTCGGCCTTCTTCAGCTTTGAACTCGTACGCTTCCGGTGCTTTGGCCGTGGCCTTTTCACCGTTCTGATCACCTTCGGTATTGCCAGTCTTCTGGCCGTCCTGGCCAGTCTGCTGGTTTTGCGTACCGTCAGCCTGTTGCTGTGATGCCTGTTGCTCACCCCCCGTCGGTTGTGTGCTCAAGGCGTCTTGCGATGCGGGCGTGCCTTCAGTGGTCGTTGTGGCTTGATCCGTCATCAGCGATTCTGTCATTGGATTGCTCCTTTACCATTTGTGGATATAACTCAGGACATAGAGAGTGAATCATCGCAAGCGTGCGATTGCCGAAGTTTCTGTTACCTTCTGCAAATGCCATTTGCATTGCATTGGTATTGAACGACAGCCGGAACACGCCGGATTGATCCATAAGACGCCACACTACGCGACGCCCCCTCTTACTACCCATGAGCCACTTAATATCTGCCTCTTCGTTATCGCGGGCTAGTTTTTCGCGCATATCTTTGTCGGACTTTGCACGCTCTTGCCCACGGATATCGATCGGGTCGAATTCTTTGCTCATGGCGCCAATCTAACGACTGCACATTTGGATACGGGTACCGTCATGCCGCCACTTCATTCACGGTCAGGATGATTGAGGGAGCGCCCTGGTACCTTTGGCGTGCTGTCATTTTTTGTCCTTGTCTTTGCCGTAGAGTTTCTCAGCCGCAGACTCTTTGAAATCTTTACGGGTTGGGGCGCCCTCTTCGCCAGGCTTTCGCATGCGCTCACCAGATCCCTGCTCGATGCGTTTTCTCTTTGCATGAATGTTGGCCCAAAGTCCCGGTCCTGGCATGGTCAGTCCTTCTTCTTTTCTTTGTCTTTGGCCGGATACATCTTGTCGGCCATCTGTGAGAACTCACGGCCAACAGACTGAGGCACCCCGGCCTTCTTTGCGAATTCGGGGTTGTTGGCCACGGCCCGCATGAACCGGGCCTGCTTCTCAGTCTTGGCTGGCATAGTTACTCACCCGAGCCGTAGAGCATGGTCGATGCTTCGGCATTGCGCTGTTGCTGGTTGCCCTGGATCTCCATGTCGGTGATCTGCAACTCGATGCCCATGTCTTCGCCTTCGCCTTGAGTCTCGTATGCACGAGTCATCTTCACATAGGCCTTGGCCATGATGTTCATCTCTGTGCCAACTTTAGGCAATGCGGTGATGCCTAGCTTCTCGAGTTCGTCTTTGCCCAGGGTGATGCATAGGCCGTACGGGTAACGCGGCTCGTCTGCTTCGTATTCACCTGGCATCTCTTCGCGCTCGGCGGGTTTCTGCATGTTGATCATTGGCATGGCTATTCCTTTCAGGGTGTGTTGTATCCGGAGAACATATCTATCACATTGGTCAAAGCGCTAGGGTCTGTCGTCTTTGCTTGTGACAAATCTTTGGCGATGACTGCTTGCTGTTGCATTGCGGCCTGTTGCTCTTTGGCCGCAAGGGCTTCGTTGCGTGCGGTTCGAATCATTACAACTTGCTCGCCGCCCACCAGGATGTTGGGGTCAACGCCAAGCATGTCGGCATAAGCATCAGCCCATGCGTCGCTGTTGAACTTGTCAAGCACTTCTGGCTTCATGTTGGCCACGACGCCCAGGTTGCCGACGAATCTGTCAACGCTGTTGGTGCCAATGGCACGCTGTGCCTGGGCCAGCATCGATACAAACTCGACCGACAACTCCATGCCCTGCAATTCTGGGGGTGGTGGCAATAGCACGCCAGCCTCGACCATGCGGGTGAATGTCATGTCGATCAATGGAGACAGCAACTCGTTGTGCAAACGCTCGAGCACTGGTCCAAGCATAAGCAGTTTCTCTTCGTGGCGCTCGGCCACTTCGGTAGCTGTCATGCGTGTGTCTGTTGCGTTGGCCAGCATCAAGAAAAGGTCAGCATAGAACGCACCACGAACGCGGTCGCGGCAGTCTTGGATGTCGTTGAGCAGGTACTGCAAGTTGAGGTTGACTTCAAACGCAGAGCGGATGCCGCCTGTTGGTGAGTTTGCGTCAACGAACGATACGCCACCAGGCAGTGTCTCGACATCGCGGTTCTTCATTGAGGTTGGCACCTGGAGCGGTGGCTTGACCTGGTAATCGATCGCCTGGGCTTTGCGCAGTTGCTCGTGTTGCAATTGCTTGATGTCGCCCAATGCTTCCATGCCAGGGCTGTTGCCGTAGATGTCACCACCAGCAGTGGCCCAGCGTGGAGCCAGCACAGGGAATATCTTGAAGCCAGACTCGCGCAGGAATTTGCTGTTGTCGCCGCCCACTTCAAAGTGATACGACGCATACGGCATGTTTATGTTGTCGCGCTTGCGTGTGTCTCGATCTGAACGAGGCTCGATGGCATGAATGATGGGCACCCAGGCATCAAGTGTTCCACGGTCAAACATGTTGCGCACGGTCGTCGAGCAGTTCTCGCGCCCAAACTCTTGCACCACTTCTACAACAGTCTTTTCGTATTCACGGTACAGCGTGTCAACACCACCCTGGTAATCAGTGGCAATGCAATACTCGCCAGTTGTCAGCGGGTAGTGATGAATGACATTGTTGAAGTCAGGCAATACGATCGACACACCAGTTCCAAATGCGCCAAGTTCCTCATACATCTGGTGCATGGCGCGGTAGGTATTGGACTTCTGAAATATCATCTGCATGCGACGGGTTGTGTCATCAAGCCACACTTTGACCGGCTGATACTTGTTGAGTTCAGGGTCTGCGGTGGCCAAACGGAACCATGGTCGCGCTGGGCTTGTTGCACCAGCCATCATGCCAGCGCCTAGCACGCGCAATGAGCGTGTGCCGGTGTTGTCGTAGATGTTGTTGTGACGACGCCATCCCTTGTCACGGTCCTGGACGAAGTATCTGCCATTGCGTGGTAGCAAGTAGGTCGTGATCTCCTGCCAGTGCGCCCACCAGGATGCACGCTCCGACTTGAGTTGACCCCAGCGCGTGAACAGTTTGTCCCGCGTCGGGGCATTTGGATACGACTGTGCGTCGCTGGGGAATTGACTCATGGTTTAACCGCCGAGTAAAGTATTTTTGCCAAGGGCCAACTGTTGAGGGTCGATACCCTGCGGCCCAGTCAGCATGGTGCCGCTTGCACCACCAGAGCCAGCCATAGTCGCATCAGCCATAGCGGCCTGCGTGTCTGGTCGGCGTTGGTTTGCCTTGTTGATGTTTTGCTGTGAGGTTGCCGCAACTTCTTTAGCCTGCTCAAGCTGTTGCGTTTGTGCAACTTGTTGTCTTTGCATTGCTTCCTTTTGCGTTTTCTTGGCCTCTTCGCCACTATAGACCGCGTATGTAGTTCCTACCACTGCCGCCACTGCCGCTGTTATACCCATGATGATCTCCTTTAGATCTGAATGCTGAAGATAATGTCCTGCACACCGTAACCAAGGCGAGGCATCATCTTATCCAGCGGCGTGCCTGGTTTGGCATGCCACAGCATCAGACGGGCGCCGCGCTCTTTTGCTTCCTTTTCCGTTGCACGGATCAGTTGCAAGCCAAGTCGGCCACTCCTCTTGCCTTCAGTCACAAAGAGCAAGTCGTTGCTACATGTTATGAGGTCGGCGTAGTGAAGATGATTCGTCACAATATTCACCGAGTAACCCACAACCTTTTCACCCTCAAAAGCGGCGAGGATCAACAGCATGCCGTTGGCCTCTGCGGCTCGGTACTTACCCTCATCGGGCTTGAGCACCATCACCTGCTTGTTCAGGGCAATCTCTTCCCAATGTTCCGAGAACAACTCACTTGCATTTGCAAGCATCTCATCGACATTTGAAAGTCGGATTTCAGTCATGGGTTCCCCACTATTGACGCCACAGTAGTGGCTACATTATCGGATACGGGTACCTTGTGCATTGGGAACAGCGGGGTTACCGCGTCAATGATTATGTGAATGCGGTCGGTATCGCCGTCGTTTACTCCTGAGTGTTTGACTTTGTGATTAAACCACCATGCGTCGCCAGGCTCGAGGTGATGCGTCTCACCTCCTACTGTCAGCGTCGCCTTGTCTGTGCCGGTGACGGCCACATGAAAACGGGCATAGTGATCTGCGTAGGTGCCTTCGTCAATGTGCGGCGTGATGACGCCTCCAGGCTTGAGTTTGACAATGAGCACCCGGCCCAAGGCGTCGACCTTGAGCACATCGGTAAGCAGTGGCCGCAGGATCGGGACAAGGACATCGGCCAGCGTGTCCATCACTGGGTAGTCGTACGCCCCGATGTCGAACATGTAGTAGTAGGGCGTGAACTTGAGCGGGCCACGCGGGTAGATGCAGTGTGTGTCTTTATGTGCCGTGCCGGTGTACTCCTGGCGTGCGGTGATCTCGTCCCATAGGTGCGGCATGGCATCAAGCCTGGCCAGCAATGGCGCGACATCGATGCCGGTGGCCAAGCGCTCAAAGTTTGCTGTACGGGTCATACTCTTCCCTCTTGTTGTAGCGGCCCAGTTCCTTCATGATCGATCGCTTCGGTGTGTCCATCAGTGCCAGGCAGTAGGCCGACGCATAGTCAGGTGATCGCCCGATCTTGTCTAGGATCTCTTCCCGGCTGGCCACGGCCACAGTCTGGCCAACCAGCTTCCATGTCGGTGCGCACAGGTCAGCAAGCAGGTGTTGATCTGGAGGCAACGCGATGCCGGTGTTGTTGGCTGGGTCCAATGCCTCACGCATGCGCCACCACAGTTCGGACCGCTGGTTCTTAAAGCGCAGGCGCCCAGACTTGTCCAGGCCCAGGGCTGACTCAGCCACATTGACGCCCAGCACCTGCTGGCCCATCTCGTTTAGGAAATCGTACGGGCTGGAGCCGACACCAATCACATCGATGTGGATTGGCGCCCGGTCGCGTAGTGCTGACACCACCAAGCCTGCGATCGTCGGGCCATCCGGAGTCTGCGTTCCAGGGTAGGCCAGCGCCTCATCGAACCACATGCCATGGCGCCTCGCCAGGATCGTATTGTCTTTGCCACCTCTGGCCACATCGACGCCCAAGCTATCCATCGGCGCCAGCTTGTCAGGACGCTTCCAGCGGGCCATAGCGGCCTCTGCCCATGCCGTTGGCACCACCTGCCAGGGGTCGTCCTCCATGCCTGCCTGGAAGTCGCCATAAAGCATCTGTGAGCGCAGTGGCTCGGGTAGTGATTGCAGTTGTGCCATGTAGCCGGTCCCCATCAAGTAAGGGTTATCACTTATGCGTGAAGGAATGAAGGTACGCGACAGCGGCGTGATCTGCTCTCCATTGTGAATAAAGGGTTTACCCGTATCCATCTCGACATCTTTGCCATCGACGGTTGCAAAGTAGCGCAGTTCGCCTGGCTTTGCCGGGTTCGGGTGTTTCTTGTCCAGCCATGGCGCAAAGAACTGGACGATCCAGCGGCCCTCGGCTGTGGTTGGCGGGTTAAATGTCAGCAGGGCTTGGCACTTCTGGCCAGTCACGGTGGTACGCAACCAACCAAGCAGGAAGCGCACGGCAGACTCGCGCATGTTCGCGGCTTCATCAAAGACCAGCAAGTCATGCGGTCGGCCCTGGTACTTCTTCTCGTCTTCTGGGTTTGGGAACGATCCAAACTCCACCTGGATGGCCACGCCATCAATGCGCCTCATGCGCCAGATATTGTCCTTGCCGTTGTATCCATTGCGACTGCCGACCAACTCGGTGATGCGGTCCAGCACGCCGGTCAACTCGGTGCCGTTCAATCGAAAGATGCCGATTTTGCGATGGCTGGTCAATGCTTTGCCGCAGGCCAGGTCAGTCTTGCCGCCTCCCGCCGCGCCGCCGTAGCCAATGATGTCGGCCTGGCTTTCGTATGCCATGGTCTGTGGGCCAGACAATGGGCGCCACAGGGTCTTGTCGCTGGTTAGTAGTGAATCGAGTTCTGATCTTTCCTCGTCGGTCAGATACGCCAGCAACGCAGGATCAAACGCCTCCACCATTCTTGACCTTTCGCGCCTGGGCTGTGGCCAGAATCGCTTGCAATTTGGCCGCACGCTGGGTGTCGTCCATCGGCTCCATCAATGGGTTATCAGGGTCACCGGCCAGGGTGGTGCGGTCGCCGTACTTCTTGGGGTTCCACTTGGCCAACAGCTTGAGCCGGTACTCTGCCCGGTTGCGTAGCCAGGCCACATGGGCGCTGTCGTACTTGGGATTGTCGCCGCCAGTCATCTCTGGCTTGGTGTCAATGATCTCGAGCGCGTCGTCGGCAATGCAGTCTGTGCCTATCTCACGCGCCTCCGCGAAGCGTTGAGCAAACTCCTTGTCTTTCCCCATCCAAAGGTACACGGTCGAATAGTGGATGCCATTGTTCCTGCACCACTCACGCAGGGTTTTGCCGGTCGTGATCCATTCGCAGATCTCGTCGGCTCGGTCCTGTGGCACTGGCTCTGGTGGCCTGCCTGGTGGTCGTTTTTCAGTCTTGGGTTTCATCGATGATTTTTTTCCATCTATCCGGGGTTTGTGCTCGTCGCTCGTACTTGCAGATTTTTTTGATGGTGCTCAAAGGGATGTCGAAGATCTTGGACAGTTTGCGGTAGCCCACTTCCTCGTCTTCGTGCATGTCACGGATCTTGTCTATGACCTCATCCGGAAGGCGGGCATTGTGATGGGATGCGCCAATGCGATATCCCTGGTCATTTACTGCTACAAATTGCACGCGCTTCTTACCCTTCATTTCATGCTGTCAGGTACTGCTTAACGCTTCGGGGGTTTCTTGCCCTTGTCTTTTCCATAGCCCATGATGATCTCCTCGAGTGTCGTGCGAAGTTGCACAGTATTGATTTTGCATCATCATTGAATTTTCCGCAACAATGTCGCCGGTAATTTCGAGTGCCCAATTTATTCGTTGTGGGCTTATGTTCCATCCTTCACGCGTGCGATCCAAAATTTTTTTTGCTTGTTCGTATGCGGTCAATGTTTACTCTCCATAGACGACATGTGCTTAAACCATCCGTCGACAATCTCAATGGCTTCACGCATGACCATGTGTTCGAACGCGTGCTCGATCTTGCTTTCGCCGCTGTCCTCGTCCCAGCCAATAGCGAATGAGCACACGCCCATGCCTTCGGGTTGGCAAAAGAATCGCAACTCAGGTGCGCCCTCTTGGTTCTGCTGTTTCAACATAACGATCTGGCCATAGCGTGCCACATCGAAAACTCGTGCGAATTTCATAAAAATACCTTTCTACATTTGCGGCAATATTTGACGCCGGGTTCCCATTTAAATTTGGCCATGCAATGACAGCATTTCCTCCATCTGATCTTATTCATCGAGACAACCACCACATCCACAAGACCAGTGATATGAATGCGATTGCGGCACCAATTGCAAGCAAGCCGATTGTCATTAACAGACTGTGAATC